ATGTATCTGACAAGAATTAAAATGCCCCTGCACAGCAGAAAAACTATTGAGTATCTTAGGAACAGTCAGCGGATGCATCAGCTTGTAACCAGATTATTTGATAGTAAACAGGCATCTGGCCATATACTGTACAGAGCGAATGTATCTTCAGATAATGTAATGGTTTATACTTACTCAGATTTCCCGATTTCTGTCCTGGATGATGAAGTACAGATTACAGGCGAAAAAGACATTACAGATTTGGTTGAGTCTTTTGAAGACGGAATGGTAATGAACTTTGATCTGCTTACATATCCATATAAAAAAGTTAAACAAGCTGATAAAAAGAATTCTCAGAGAAGAGGACTAAAAACATACGACGAACGCCTAAACTGGTTGAATCGTAAAGCAAGACAAAATGGATTTGAAATATTAAACGTAAACGAGAGCAGCAACAGGCATGTATATGGGGTACATCTTAATGAAAAAGGGGGCTCTATGCATATCAATGCCTATGAGTATCAAGGGGTTCTACGCATAACAGATAAGGAATTATTCAAAAATGCAATGCATAATGGCATCGGAAGCGGCAAAGCTTATGGCTTAGGAATGATGCTTGTAAAACAGTGATGCAGAATCTTCAAGAATTGTCTCAATAAACTGTATATTCAATAGAAATTCGTATGCCCCACATGCGTGGGGATGAACCGATGACAGAACTTAACAATAAGTGGGAACAGCACGTATGCCCCACATGCGTGGGGATGAACCGGAAGCCAGTGAGACATTACAGGGCTCATTCAGCGTATGCCCCACATGCGTGGGGATGAACCGATGGCACTGGAGCAGATGGACGAAAGCTTAAAGTATGCCCCACATGCGTGGGGATGAACCGTATCATGTTGGAAATGCTTATGATCGGATGAAGTATGCCCCACATGCGTGGGGATGAACCGGACATCGCCTACCAGCGGAAGACAAACGGTATGTATGCCCCACATGCGTGGGGATGAACCGCGATCAGAAGCACGGCAGCCACGCATCCGATCGTATGCCCCACATGCGTGGGGATGAACCGATCTCTTTCGTTCCGTTATGGCAGACGGAAGAGTATGCCCCACATGCGTGGGGATGAACCGGACAAGGAACACGCAGATTTCATTAACTGTGTGTATGCCCCACATGCGTGGGGATGAACCGCTATAGACGACTTCAAAGACTTATAAGGAGGGGTATGCCCCACATGCGTGGGGATGAACCGGAAACCCCGTTGGAGTTCATGGATGTATTTAAGTGTGCCCCACATGCGTGGGGATGAACCGTTGTTCCATGCCTTCTGGTTGTACTCGCCTACGTGTGCCCCACATGCGTGGGGATGAACCGAAATACGAAATGATGCTGAACTGCATATGCTCGTATGCCCCACATGCGTGGGGATGAACCGATTGTTTGATAATGTCTGATCTTCTCTTCAAAGTATGCCCCACATGCGTGGGGGATGAACCGAAAAAGACGGATCAGATCCTGACGGTTGGCAGGTATGCCCCACATGCGTGGGGATGAACCGTTCGTTTCCAATGTACTGGAGAGTAGAGTAGTGTATACCCCACATGCGTGGGGATGAACCGTTTCGTGTGATCATGATGTAATCTCCCTATAACGTATGCCCACACACGTGGGGATGGACTACCTCATATCGTCCGTGATCAGGAAGCAAGACAGTATGCCCCACAAGCGTGGGGATGAACCGAATGTGGAAACCGTGCTGATCGCCGACATTGCGTATGCCCCACATGCGTGGGGATGAACCGATCAAAGACACAAGCAAACGGCAGGAAGCTAGTATGCCCCACATGCGTGGGGATGAACCGCCGATTCTGCGACAGATGATAGAATGGTCAAAGTATGCCCCACATGCGTGGGGATGAACCGGATCTGCTGATGCAGTTATACACAGAGAAAACGTATGCCCCACATGCGTGGGGATGAACCGGATTGGATCGTTGGAGCATGAGACACTTTGAAGTATGCCCCACATGCGTGGGGATGAACCGGACGGATACATCAGACCGATCCTGTATACGGTCGTATGCCCCACATGCGTGGGGATGAACCGGACAGACGCGGAAGAGACATTGCCTTCTACATTGTATGCCCCACATGCGTGGGGATGAACCGGAAATGGCAGAAATTCAAAATGAGGTGAAGTAAGTATGCCCCACATGCGTGGGGATGAACCGCTAAATTAAATCAGCTGATCGGAGTGCAGCAGGTATGCCCCACATGCGTGGGGATGAACCGATTGAGTTTTCCCGGAAGCAGCTTCAGTATTTCGTATGCCCCACATGCGTGGGGATGAACCGGCATCCTCAGTATAAAGGAGAGGATCATGAAAGTATGCCCCACATGCGTGGGGATGAACCGATTTTCCCATCTCTGGTTTTGACTGCGGTCGACGTATGCCCCACATGCGTGGGGATGAACCGAGCGGAGACGATCCGATCAGCTTCCTGCCTCCGTATGCCCCACATGCGTGGGGATGAACCGGATAACCAGCAGACAACAATATACCTGTATAACCGTATGCCCCACATGCGTGGGGATGAACCGCTGACAGGCTCCGCAAGCGCAGGGAGAATCAACGTATGCCCCACATGCGTGGGGATGAACCGGAACTGGAAGCCCTTCGAGTATTGATCGTAATGTATGCCCTACATGCGTGGGGGGAGAGCAACCATAAGCATTATGGTTGCTTTTTTATAGTGCTGATTTAATTGAATAAATTGTAAAATATCATTCACTGGAATTGACATATCTGTAAAATAGATATATTTTATTATGCGTTATCGTTAAATGGGGTGAAAATATGAACGAATATTTCAATAAAAGCTTATTCTTTGAAAATATTGGTTTTATTCTAAAGAAAAAGAATAAGAGGATAGGTGAGCTCGAAGCTGAAGCAGGTGTCAGCCTTGGATACATATCCAGAACAAGTAAGGAAGGCAATGCAAAGCCAGGAATTGATTTCATCATAAATGTCGCCGAATCGCTACAGATCAGCATTGACACTTTGCTGAAGGTTGATCTGACAAGTTTGACAGCAACTGAGGAATATCTTGTGTCTTTTTTGGAAAAGCTGATCAATGATACAGTGACAGACAAATTGGACTGGCAATGCGAATCAATGGGATATCTTAATAATCGAATAACCGTTGATGGAAATGGAATCTGCTTACATCCACTTTTCAGCTTAGAAACGATATTTGAGCCTGGAGACGGTGTTTATCCGGATGAGATCACAAAACCGATATTTAAATCAAAATCCTATGATGCTTCCACTTTGGTTGATGGTGACTGTTTTAATCTAAAACTAAAAAACGGTGCAAGATTATATATCATGAATGTCTGTGAGAAGTCCCATAAAGGTACTAATTTGGAACCGTCTGTGCTGGAAATGTGGATAAGTCCTCAGGATGGGGAAAACCAATTTCTTTGCAGCGATGATGATGCAACTGGACTTGCACCTTTAGTTGACAGCTTGTATATGTCAATCACCGAAAGCATGAAGCATCCTAAAGTCAAAAAGGAGATAAAGGATATTATTGATGCCTTTATGTTAGATGACTTTGGTAATGAATAAACTATTTCTGGGGAGGAATAAAATGATTAAGCGACCGGTTCGTAACTTACATAGCGATCTTCAAACACCACCACGCATATTTGACGTGATTGTAGAGGATGATAATCGTGTCTATCTGGAGCAAAAATCCAAGGACAAATATCTGAGAATTCCTTGGGATGATGTTGTCTACCAGGTTGAAGCAGCAAAAGAAGCAAATAAATAGCATAGGAGCTACCGCAAAGCGTCCCGTAACCAATCGAGGAACCCACTGCCGGAGTTATCTGTTGAAGCCATTAGGGCTTAATAGATAACTCCGGTTTTTCTTTTTGCTCATCTACTTGTCGAACATTGATCTGAGCGCAGATTCTCTGCGTTCAGCTGAGTGCTCGACACTCAAATAAAACTCCGCCCTGCGAAGTTCTCGAGATAACCAGAGCGGTGGATACAAATGAATCCGAAAGGCAGTGATTGTTTTCGTCGTGCCTTCGAAGATTCGATGTCCACCGTGATCTCGTCTGTTCAATGGGTATTTGCGAGCCGGTGCATCTGATCCGCCGGCTTCCTTCATGTCCACCGCTCTTGCAGGGCAAGAAAGGTGGATGACATGAAGATTAAATTTCGCTACGACAATGAGATGCAGATTATTGAAATCGAAACGGACGAAGCTGCACAGTGGGTCAATTTGACATTTGAAGACATTGATTCAACGGAAGAAGAAAAGGAAAGGATGATTCAGCAAAAAGTGGAAGAAGAGTGGAACCGGCCGGAGTATAACAGCTGGCATAAATTTGACAGACATCGCGGACGAAGTAAAGCATGCCCGGGAAGCGGTGATACAGATGACTGCTTTGATCCGTATGATTCAGAACCTCTGATGGAAGAGGTTAGAGATGATAGAGTTTTTAGAAAATATGAAATTGATTATGAGAAGAAACAGAGCTACGAGGAAATCTGTAAATGGATCAGATCCGTACTGAGCAAGAAACCAAATTGGGCAGAAGCATTTATTGCGGTCCGCATGAATGATGTTCCTGTAAATGAGTATGCTGCATCACTGGGGTTAAAAGATGCCAGCATAGTTTCCAAGTGGCTAAGCCGTGCGACAAAAAAACTCAGAGAAAACTTTAATAGCCGTCAGATCTAACCAGTTGCCAAGGCTATCTATTGAGGGAAACCTTGGCAATTATTTTTTAGGAGGCTGACGCTATATGAGTGAATTAAAACCGATCCAGACAGAGTATAAGGGATATCTGTTCAGATCAAGACTGGAAGCAAGATGGGCTGTATTTTTTGATGCCTTAGGCGCAAAGTGGGAATATGAGCCAGAAGGCTTTGATCTTGGAGACGGGATCATGTATCTTCCGGATTTCTTACTGCATGGTGTAACAATCAATCATGGATATTTCAATCGGAATCGTGATGTTTATGTAGAAGTCAAAGGACAGATGTCAGATGAAGATGCTGAGAAGATCGTCCGTTTTTACAATGCCGGATATCCGAAAGATAACGACTGGGGTGTAAGCAAGACTGCAGTTCTTGTTGTCGGGAGTATTCCGGATGGTGAAAATCTGCGGGAAATCTTGGACAGTATGCAGGAACAGGCGTACCGGAATCATGATGGCTGGCCTAATCTCTACAATTTCAAAACTGTTGATGGTGATAATTACGCCGCGTTTCCCGGAGTGGATAAGAAGGGTATTTTTAATCTTTTCGGGGATGACAGCGCATATCTTTGGAGCATTAACAGTACAGCTACAGAGGCCGCGTTCCGCAAGGCACGGCAGGCAAGATTTGAGTTTGGTGAGACACCGCATCTCAGGAGGTCCTGGTGATGAGAGACCTTCCGATCGCGTACGGGAACAGCAGACACGCGAAAACATGGATCAATAAAACAGTTCAGTTTGAAGATCTGAAGGAGCGTCTTAAAACACCGGTCCGGACTACGGAGTCAGCAGAAGAATACGCGAAGATGGACAAAGCTAAGAGGGATGCCGCAAAGGATATCGGCGGTTTTGTCTGCGGCGTTTTAAAGGGTGGACGCCGTAAGAATGATACTGTCGAGCTGAGATCCATGATTGCTTTGGATGGTGATAAGGTCAGCAGGGAATTCGTGAATTCGTATAAAAATAATGTTCATTACAGTTCAGTGATGTATTCAACGCATAGCAGCACACCGGAGAATCCCCGTGTCCGTGTGCTTTTTCCGTTGATGAGGAATGTTACGCCTGATGAGTTTGTCGCTGTGTCACGGTATATGGCAAAGGATCTAGGGATTGATCAGTTTGATGAATGCAGCTATCTGCCTAACCAGCTTATGTACTGGCCATCATGTCCGCAGAATGGCGTATATGTTTATCAGGAAACAGATGGTGAATGGCTGGATCCGGATCAGATCCTGAGCGCACATCCGGAATGGAAAGATCCGACACAGCTTCCTACTTCATCTAGAGAGAGTAAAGCAAATCAGGTCACACAGCAGAAGGTTCAGGATCCTCTGACGAAGGAAAGCACAGTCGGACTCTTTAATCGGGTATATTTCCCGATAACAAAAGCACTGGAGATATTTCTGTCTGATGTATATGAGCCGACTGATAACCCGGATAGATGGCATCTGATCGAGTCGCGCAGTATGGCGGGTGTTGAGATTATTGAGGATCGTTTCGTTTACAGTCACCACGCTAAGGATCCGGCATACCTGAAACTCTGCAACGCGTTTGATATTGTCCGCATTCATCTGTTCCCGGATCTTGATGAGAAAAAGTCATTTACCGCAATGTGTGACTTCGCTATGAAACAGGAAGCTGTTAGGATCGCTGCAGCCAGTGAACGGCTTTCTGAAGCAGAAGAAGATTTTACAGATAATGACGAATGGATGAAAAAACTTCGCTATACATCAAAAGGAGCGATACTGGAAAACTCACTGTATAACGCGAAGCTCATTATTCAGAATGATCCGTATCTGAAGAATATCGTCTTCAATCAGCTGGCTGATGGCCTTGAGATCAAAGGAGATGTTCCCTGGAAGCATCCGGCAAAATACTGGCGCGACGCAGATGACGCACAGCTGATCTGCTATGTGGATGATCATTACGGGACATTTTCACAGCGTAATTATGACATTGCGGTAACAAAGGTTGCGGATGACAGAAGCTATCACCCGATCAGGCAGTACTTTGAGGTGTTACCGCCATGGGATGAAATACCGAGAGTGGACACGCTGCTGATTGATTATCTTGGTGCTGAAGATAATCAATATGTACGCGCTGTGACAAGGAAGGCCCTGTGTGCGGCATATTTCCGTGTTTATCATCCAGGTATCAAATTCGATTACATAACAGTTTTAAACGGAAGTCAGGGTATAGGTAAATCGACATTGATCGCCAAGCTGGGCATGGAGTGGTTTTCTGACAGTCTGACTCTTTCAGATATGAACGATAAGACTGCTGCGGAAAAACTGCAGGGATACTGGATCCATGAGATCGGTGAAATGGCTGGTATGAAAAAGGCGGATCTTGAGAAGGTAAAGGCATTTGTTTCAAGATGTGACGACAAGTATCGAGCTTCATTTGGCAAGCGGGTTGCACCACATCCGCGTCAGTGTATTTTCTTCGGAACGACTAACAGCGAAAACGGATATCTCCGGGATATTACCGGCAACCGGAGATTCTGGAACGTGAAGGTCAGCGGTGAAAGTAAATACAAACCGTGGGATCTTGATCAGAAAACTGTTGATCAGATATGGGCAGAGGTAGCCGTGCTGGCAAAAGCGGAAGAAAAGCTCTTCCTGGATCATGATTTGGAAGTCTTTGCAAAAAAAGAACAATCCGAAGCAATGGAAAGCGATGATCGTGAAGGACTTGTATCGAGATATCTTGAGATCCTTCTTCCGGATATTTGGCACTCCATGGACATATATCAAAGAAGAGATTACATACAGGATCCGGATGGTCCTCTCAACGTGAAGGGGACAATTGTAAGGAAAACGGTGTCTAATATCGAGATCTGGTGCGAGTGTTTCGGAAAAGCAAAAGAAGATATCAAGCCATCAGACAGCTACACCATTTCGGCGATCATGGCCCGGCAGGGAAACTGGGAACGTACGACAAAAGTTATGAAGCTTCCCATCTATGGAAAGCAGAGGATTTATATCCGGAAATGAGCAACAACCTCCGGCAACAACTTCATAAATGGCAACAACCTTGCAGCAGTTGTTGCTCCTAAGAAACCATCAAATTACGGGAAAAATGGCACAAACGGCAACAAGGCAACAACTTTTTCTATATACCACAAATAAATGGTTATTTATGAAGAAAACGTGTACATGTATCACGTATATTCGCGCGTATAGCAAAATCTGTTCCAGTTGTTGCCACTGAAGGAAGAGTATGGATGAGAAATATATTGAAAAGAAACTTGCAGAAGCAGTGAAGCTAAGAGGCGGCAGAGCTATAAAGTTTGTCAGTCCTGGATTCGCTGGTGTTCCGGATCGTATTGTTCTTCTGCCTAAAGGACATATGGCATTTGTTGAATTGAAGAGTACTGATCAATCAATGCGTCCACTTCAGAAAAGACGGAAGTTTCAGTTGGAAAGCCTTGGATTTCGTGTTTACTGCATAAACAAAGTTGAGGATATAGGAGAGATGCTTGATGAGATACATTCCGCATGAATATCAAAAGTACGCTTCAGAGTTTATCATTGAGCATCCTGTTTCAGCGGTATTCCTTGATATGGGACTGGGCAAAAGCGTAATCACGTTAACAGCATTGTTTGATCTATGTTTGGATCAGTTTCTAATCAGAAAAGTTCTTGTAATTGGCCCGCTCAGAGTTGCACGGGATACCTGGCCCACAGAAATCCGGAAGTGGGATCATCTTTGCGGATTGACTTACTCTGTCGCTGTAGGCAGTGAATCTGAAAGGAAGGCAGCACTTCTGCAGAAGACTGATGTTCATATCATCAACAGGGAAAATATCGACTGGCTTGTTTCAAAAAGCGGGATCCCGTTTGACTATGACATGATAGTCATTGACGAGCTTTCCAGCTTTAAGTCTAATCAGGCAAAAAGATTCAAGAGTCTGCTGAAAGTCAGACCGGCAGTAAAAAGAATTGTCGGATTGACTGGTACACCATCTTCAAACGGATTGATGGATCTGTGGGCGGAGTTCAGAATCCTTGATCTTGGTCAACGGCTGGGAAGATACATCTCCCATTACCGGAGTTCATACTTCACACCGGATAAACGGAATGGCTCAGTAGTCTTCAGCTATAAACCGCTGTCAGGTGCTGAAGGGCAGATTTACGACAGGATTTCAGATATAACGATTTCAATGAAATCCGGCGATTATCTGAAACTGCCGGAATGTGTAATAAACACAGTGCCGGTATACATGGATGAGAAGGAAGCAAAGATCTATAAGAAGTTCAGGGATGAAATGGTAGCGCGCATTAAAGATATTGAAATTGATGCAGCTAACGCTGCGGTATTATCGGGCAAACTTCTTCAGATGGCAAATGGTGCAATCTATGATGATGAGAAAAGAGTTCTTCAGATCCATGAACGTAAGCTTGATGCTTTGGAGGATCTGATCGAGGCGGCTAACGGGAAACCGGTATTGATTGCTTACTGGTTCAAGCATGACGCAGATCGTATAAGAAACAGGTTTGAGGTTCGTGAAATCAAATCATCAAAGGATATTGAAGATTGGAATAATGGGAGGATCCAGATGGCAATGATTCACCCGGCATCCGCAGGACATGGGCTGAACCTGCAGAATGGCGGATCGACATTGATATGGTTCGGGCTGACATGGAGTCTTGAACTGTACCAGCAGACAAACGCAAGACTTTACCGGCAAGGACAGAAGGAGACTGTTGTGATCCACCATATCATCACGAAGGGAACAATTGATGAGCAGGTCATGACAGCTTTACAGAGAAAAGAAAAAACACAGAGCGCGCTGATCAATGCGGTCAAAGCAAATCTGAAATGAGGAGGTTGAACTTATGAGAATTCCCTGGTTATATCTGAATTTCAAAAAAGCGACAGAAGAGGTTTTGCGGGATTTCAACAGCATGCAGTACATTATCGATAATACTGATGAGAAGATCAAAAATATCCGTGATGATCTGTCATCTGTTCAGTCTCCTTCGTGGGATGGGTTGCCTAAGGCGTTCAATCCAAAAGCTAATGAAGATAAACTGATCAGCGGTATTGATGAGATCAATATGCTTCAGGAAAGATACCGGCAGGCTGTTGAATTCATGGAATGGTTTATGCCCGCGTGGAATCATCTTTCTGAGGATGAGCAGTTTATGCTGCATGAGTTTTATATGTCATCACCAGAAGAGCAGCTGGTGGCCAGGTATACCGTTGCTGAGCATTACAATATTGATGAATCTTATTCCTACAGAAAAAAGAATCATGCGCTTGCAAAGCTCACGACTCTTCTGTATGGGAAGAATTGAGGGTCGTTAGGATGAAAAAAGCCTGGTCGGCTGGCCGGGCTTTTTTGATCTGTTAAGGTTACCCCTTCTTGAAGTAATAATCTCCATTACTCTTCTTTTTGCATTTTGTTGTAAGCCAATTGCACCATTCCTTAGCGTATGTGTCTTTGGAAATATAGGGCTTGTTGGCTAAATATGAGTTTCCGCCAATGGTGACATTCACCTTGTTCATATAGTATTTGCTGAACACATTGATTTTATTATTGTATGGATTGAACCAATAGTACATCTCAAAGTGGAGGTGTACCCCAGTCGATTTTCCTGTACTGCCCATAACACCGAGTTGAGTTTTCTTGGAGACTCTGGCCCCTCGAGAAAGTGGACATTTGCTCTTCATGTGCGCATATAAGGTCACATCACCGTTTGGATGCAGGACTTTCACATAATTGCCAAATCCATTAGATTTGTACCCTGTTTCAATTACAATACCTTGTTCAACTGCGTAGATTTTCCCCCCACCGCTAACATCGAAAGCATTATAGACGTTGCCAGGATTTGAAGCTGTATAACCGACTGCTCCTTTATTGGAGAAACAACTATGCGGTTTGATGTTGCCATAATTGTAATATCTGAACATTGTTTCAATATATGTTCCGTCACATGGCCAAATAGGTGAAAAATTACGGGGAGCAACTCTTACTCTAACTGAGACTGTCTTACCATTATTACGAGCACTTACCGTACATACCCCAAGACCAGTTCCCATGATTTCTCCATTTGCGTTGACAACGGCAACATACATATTATCTGAGCCATATGTTGTCTTACCGACCGGATTCTTCAAGTCGATTAACTCTGTTAATGGCATACGTCCATTCTTATACAGAACGAAATAATCAGTGATGAAGCTGATGCTTGTGGATGCGGCTTCAACTTCAGTTACTGAAGTTTCAATACCAAAATCAGTAAACATTTTTGATGTGCCACTGGAAGATGTAAACACTACTGCTGCTAACAATGAGAGCAGCATTCTCATGATATTCTTTTTCATCTTTTTATCCTTTCAAAGAACTTATTTCTATATAGAGAAGAGGGCAGAGCCCTCCATCTCTTACCTGCTCGAATAGATCTTAACTAAATACGAACTTGATACCCAGCCGGAATACACTTTATTTCCGACCTGATATCTGACGAGAGACCATCCGGAAACTGTTTCATATGTTCTTCCCAAAACAGTTCCGTTGGGAATCCCTGTGATGATAGAAAATCTTGTTGATGGTCCCTTGCGGAGCATCAGATTTGATCCCTTTGTAGTGACTTTACACAGATCGCGGGTGAACCATACACTTTCGCAATAGTTTCCGGATACATATCTTCCATCGAAGTCGCCTGTTTTCAACTGCAACCAACCCCATTTTGATGAAGGTGCGTAAAGGATTGTTCCACCGGGGATTGTTGAAACACGGGTAGACGATGTGCTGGGCTGAGTTCTAACATTCAGACCGGATGGCGTTGATACCACATACAAGTGATCTGTTCCGCGATAGTTCATGTAAGAAACACTTTTTGCCTGAGTCTCAAGTGAACTGACGGGGAATAAAACTGTCACTACAGCCATGAAGGCCGCAATTAAAACAACTCTGAATCTTTTCATATTTTTCCTCCATTTATTCGAGTATGCTTATATTAGATTATTTAGTTTTTCAGAAGCTGAATCTGTGAAGAATCAGCAGCGACCATACTAAGTTGCATGCGAGGACTTTGGTTTTTGATGTCCACACACAGATGGCGCTTGATAGTCTCCTTTCTAACTTTCTATCTTAAATATAACTTTTTTACTTGCTGTGTCAATACAAAACTAGACAAAATGTGTATAAATAACTTAAAATAACTTTAGAGCTGAAAAGTGAGGTTAAATTATGGATGAAAACAAAGCCATTTTGAACAATGAATCTGCAAATCTTAGATATCTCATTGAATGTGTCTGCCCGGGGTTTAGTTTGAAGGATTACACTCGAGACATCTTTCCGAACTTTGATATATCGCTTTCGACGCTAAAAAATGCACTGTACGGTATTTCTATCAGCAATAAAACTGAGCAAATTATTGCAAATTCATTTTCGCTACTGATAACCGATAGTAATGAAAATGATGAAATCACACCGGAGACACTTTCACTTTCGCCTGAAGTATTCAAGGAAAAATATCCGATGAATATATTTAGGAAGGTAAAAAAAGACACAATCAATTATGAACTGTTTGCTGACAAGCTATATCGGTGTTACTACATGGTGTCAACATCCCCGGATAAAGCATTTTATGCCTTTGTCAAGATCTTTACAGTCCCTAAAGGGCATTTTGCATATATGATACGTGGAATCCAAAATAAGAATCTTTTGACTGAATTGTCGAAGTGTTTTGATGATATCAACTCGGTAGAAGACAAATTCTTTCAACTTATAAATTCATTTGATGACAAAACAACTGAGTCTTTGAATCTTTATAAAGCTGAAAGTTCCGATATATGTTTCACACAGAACAACATAAGAATTGATTTCCGCTCAGTAGAAGAAGAACCCTGTTATTGTATCCTTTTATGGAATATAAACATTCCTAACAAGGTTAATATACGTTCCTATATTGGAGGAACTGGATTAATTATGGATACGAACGATGGTAGAAGAGGCAAAGAAATATGCGCTTATAAGATAGGCCTGGAAGCAGTCGAAAAAGCTGGCGGGTTTGAGCTTAAATCAGCGGAACCATTAAATAATAGTTCGACATTACTGATTAATCACTTATGTGTTAAACCGGAAAATGGGGTTATCAATATTGATAATGGCGATGATTCACGGTGGTACAGATTTATTCTAGATACCGATGAAGAACGAGGGGGAGAAAGTGCCGACATTCAATATGCTATGGAACTATTTAAGAAAATTCTTTTGACGGGTGATTCAAGCCATAATCCTTTTACGGAAGTACTGCAGAAATTGAATGATGATCTGGAATATATACGGGCGTTTAGAGAAGAACTTGAGAAAAAAGAATAACGTGATTTCTAAGATTATATAACCTCAGATTGTCACTTTTGTCCTACGAGATATTGACGAGCCGTAGTATATTGAGTGTGTGAAAAAACCAAGGCTCTGAGCAGAAATGCTTGGAGCTTTTTATGTGCATGGAGGGACTATGACGGAGTACAGATCCTTCTTCAAAACTGTTGGTGGCAACGAGGGGATGAAATGCCATTACTCAACACGGCTGGACAGTTATGGATGTGGATGTTCTCATGACTGCAGTTACTGCTATGCCAGATCTTTACTGGAGTTCCGTAAGCTGTGGCATCCTGCAGATCCCGCGGTTGCAGATATCACTAAGATCCGCAGGAGGTTGGATAAAATCAAGCCGGGCACAGTATTGAGACTGGGTGGAATGACTGATTGCTTCCAACCGATCGAAAAAGATTATCACGTCACATATCAGGTCATTAAGGAACTGAACAAAAGAAGAATCGGATATCTGATCGTTACTAAGTCAGCAATAGTTGCTGATGATGAATACATGAAAATATATGATCCTGAACTTGCGCATATTCAAGTGACTATTACAGCCACTGATGATGACAAGGCTATGGAATATGAAAAGGCGAGCTCTGTATCAGACCGCATCAAAGCAATAGAAAAATTGCAGAGAAGCGGTATTGATATCAGTGTTCGCCTTTCGCCGTTTATACCGGAAAACATCGACTTCAGTATTCTGAACGGAATCCATTGTGACAAGATCCTGGTTGAGTTTCTCAGATGCAATGCTTTTATTCGTAAAGCATTTCCGATTGATTATTCAGGGTACACCGTCAAACAGAGCGGATACAGGCACTTGCCTTTGGATAAAAAGAAACAGTATCTGTCAAAGATAACAGGATTTAAAGAGATCACAGTCTGTGAAGATGAAACAGAAGCATATGAGTACTGGAAGGAATATGTAAATCATAATCCGGATGATTGCTGCAATCTCCGCAGAACTGGAGTGTGATATGCCATACTCACCAAGAAGAGGATGTGCATATGGGAGCTGCAGCAAGCTAGCTGTTGCCGGAAGCAGATATTGCGAGGAACATAAGAAGCTGACGGATAAGCAGTATGACAGCTTCACACGTGGATACGATAACAGTAAGAGATATGGATCCCAGTGGCGTAAGATTCGGTCCAGATACGTGAAAAAACATCCGCTGTGTGAGAAATGCTTTGCAATGGGGAAATACGTTCATGTTGACGAGGTACATCATATTATTCCGCTGGCTGAAGGCGGAACGAATGATGAAAGCAATCTCATGTCATTGTGTAAATCCTGCCACTCCAAGATCCATTTCGAAAGAGGTGACCGGGGCGGGTAAAAATCTCTGAAAACTGTTTCAGAAGGACACCGTCGCTCAGACTCGCGCACAAAATTCGGAATTCAAAGAGGGTATATAGGAAAAAGACCTGTATAACGTCTTACACAGGCCGGCAGTCTTCCATTTGTTACACGATCAATAGACTGCGGAAACTCGTGGGAGAGACTTAACTAGTATGGAATGTCCCTCTGCAATTATTATTCCAATCAAATTCCAGAACTCCACGAAAAAAGTTCTGATTTTTTAGTTAGGAGATTTATGGCAAAAGACGGAACAAGACGCGGAGGCGCACGGACTGGAGCGGGAAGAAAATCCAAAGCTCTCATAGATAAAGTCAATGAGGGGAAAACCGGAACCGTCATTGATTTACCGGAACCTGAAGAGATCACTGGTGAGGATATGCCGCCGGTCAAAGCCTATCTGAAAGCTAAACAGAGAAGCGGTAAAGATCTGATAGCTGAAGATATCTATAGAGAGGTGTGGAACTGGCTGAAGGAACGGGGATGCGAGCGACTGGTAAGCGTTCAGCTTATGGAACAGTATGCAATGTCCGTATCAAGATGGATCCAGTGTGAGGAAGCGATCAGTGAATATGGGTTTTTAAGCAAACATCCGACAACAGGCAATGCCATTGCGTCCCCATATGTCGCAATGGCTCAGTCTTATATGAAACAGGTGAATACCTGCTGGTATCAGATTTACCAGATTGTTAAAGAAAACTGTTCTGTGGAGTACTCTGGTCCGAGTCCGCAAGACGATGTGATGGAGAAACTCCTCAGATCCAGGAAAGGAAAATGATTATGTTTGAAAAAGTGAATCCGATGCATCCAGATAAAATTGCTGACAGGATTGCCGGCGCAGTAGTAGATCTGGCTTATAAACGCGAAAAGAATCCTCGCATTGCAGTGGAGGTTCTGATCGGTCATGGAGTTTGTCATATCGTTGCTGAAACATCTGTTAAAATCCATCCTGCATATGTTATTGCAGCAATTAAGAGAATTGCCGGAGATGTAGCGGTTGATTACGTTGAATCCATGCAGGACATTCATCTTGCGGAAAATCAGAGTAATGGATTTCGCTGTGGTGACAATGGCATTTTCAGAGGAATGCCGGTAACAGGGGAACAGAGGTATCTTTCCAAAATTGCAAAGGATATCTACCGGCAATGCAGAAGTGACGGAAAGTATATTCTGGATAGTGGAAGACTGATTATCTGCCAGAGCAATGCGGATACAAGCGAACTGTTAAAGAAATATCCCGATGCTGAAGTCAATCCGATCGGTGAATGGACCGGAGGAACTGATGTTGATACCGGCGCAGTAAACAGAAAACTTGGATCTGATATGGCTGACAGTGTAACAGGCGGAGGATTGCACGGTAAGGATCTTTCTAAAGCTGATGTATCCGTAAATATTTATGCATGGCTGAAGGCACAGCGGACAAAGAGACCGGTTGAATTATCATGCGCGATTGGTGATGAAACGATTGATGGTAAACCGTATGAAGAGATCGTTAACATTGCCCGTGAGTATATCGCTGGTCGTGGCGGATTTGAGAAATTTGCTGAATGGGGTCTTATCTGATGAAGTACTTAAAGAAAAAACTCTCAGATATCAGCGAGTATGAGAATAATCCGAGAATCAATGATGACGCGGTCGATGATGTGGCTGAGAGCATACGGCAGTGTTCATATATCGCTCCGATTGTGATTGATGAAGATGGTGTAATCCTTGCAGGCCATACCCGTTATAAAGCTTTGCAGAAGCTGGGGTATCAGGAATGTGAAGTGATCCAGGTTACAGATCTGACAGACGAACAGAAAAAGAAATACCGGCTTTACGACAATAAGACAAATGAGTTTTCCGGTTGGGATCAGAAGAAACTGGCTGAAGAACTTTTTGATGTGGATTTTCTGGGGTATGACTTTGGTCAGCCAAAAAGCAGTGTTTCCTCTGAAGAAGACGGTAAAAAGCGGAGGACTAAAATCTGTCCATGCTGTGGAGAGGAATTTGAAGTATGAAGCTTGAGCTGCTTAAGATTAACGAACTGATCCCGTATGAGAATAATCCGAGAAAAAATGATGATGCCGTTGAGGCAGTCGCAGAAAGTATCAGGCAGTGTACATACATCACGCCGATTATTCTTGATGAAAACCATGTGATCCTTGCAGGTCACACAAGGTATAAAGCATTGAAATCTCTTGGAATTGAAGATGTACAATGCCTGATCTGTGAGGGGTTGACAGATGAACAGAAAAAGAAGTACCGGTATCTCGATAACAAGACCGGTGAAAAAGCAATCTGGGATTTTTTGAAACTGGAAACAGAACTGGAAAATCTGGATCTTGGCGGGTTTGATTTCTTTGGCATGGCTTCAGAACTGGATATTCCGGCAGGGACAACAAAGAAGATCAGCGAATCAGCTGAGTATGATACGGAGGTGTTCGGTGATGAGGAATTCAAATACCAGTGCCCAAAATGCGGCTTCCGCTTCAACTGAGTTTCCATGGAAATGGAATCTCACGGATCTGGAACAGGTTCCAGAAAATGGACACAGTGTCTTTTCCTGCTTCAGCTGTGGAGGTGGATCTTCCATGGGATATAAACTTGCAGGATTTTCCGTTCTCGGGAACTGTGAGATTGACCCGGATATGATGAAGGTGTACAAATCCAATCACCATCCGAAATACAGTTTTCTGATGGATATTAGAGATTTTGTTAAATTACCTGATGAAAAGATTCCTAAAGATTTACGGCAATTGGATATTCTTGATGGATCGCCTCCATGTTCTGTATTTTCCTTTGCCGGGAAGAGAGAAAGCGCATGGAATGTTGAGAAATCCTTCCGGGAAGGACAGACAAAACAGCGGCTGGATGATCTGTTCTTATACTTCATTGAGGTCGCAAAGAGGCTTCAGCCTAAAGTTGTGATTGCTGAAAATGTAAAAGGTCTTATATGCGGATCCGCTAAGGGATGGGTAAATCTGATAATCAAAGCCTTTGATGAAGCTGGATACTCTGTTCAGATTTTCCTCCTGAATTCAGCGGTTATGGGAGTCCCTCAAAAACGTGAGAGGGTCTTTTTTATTGCGCATCGCAAGGATCTCAGTTATCCGAAACTGTACCTGAAATTCCGATCTAAACCAATACCTTTCGGAACTGTGCGGGAGGCTCAGGGAAAAAGGACATCTGAAGACACTCTTTGTTCAAAGCTGATGAAATACAGAATCCGTACGGACAGATCCGTGGCGGATATCAGCAAACGGATACGGAAAAAAGATTCCGGTTTTACATTTCCGATCAATCATGATGAGGAACCGGTACAGACAATTACTGCTAACAGCCGGTGTTTCAGAATGTGTGACGGACTGCAGATGACTGACCGTGATTTCATCAATTGTCAGACCTTTCCGCAGGATTATAACTTCCTAGATCAGGACGTTCAGTATATCTGCGGAATGAGTGTACCGCCGGTTATGATGGCAAAGATTGCTGAGCAGGTATATCTGCAATGGCTGAAAGAATAAAGCGACCATTAAGGCCGCTTTCATTTGTTGCAGGTAAATCCATGTTTTTCAAGATAAGTACGATACTTGAGTACCAAAGAATCTTCGTCTGCGTCTTTTCGAAGTATCTGGACAGTAAGAATTCTTGTGAGATCCCTGATCGTTTTCATGTCCCATTTAAGCCGTTTTGCTGAAAGACTGATATCGCTCAGGAAAACAGTTTTGGAAAAAGATGATGAGCCGATAGAAGACGCAAGATGTGCCTGTAAGTACTTTTCAACAGCATCTATATCTTTCTTTTCTGCTTTCAGTATTCTTGCCTGTGCGCCTCTGATTTTATCCAGTGGATATGTTTTGGAATGAAGCAAAGAGTTTAAAAATCCCCATGCTTTGTCATTCTGACGATTGATCAGATACAGGGCAATCAGTTCAGAGATGTGTTCTTCTGACTGCAGAGGTTCATTTGGGTCTATGAGGACTCTTTCATAAGCAGTGATCAGAGATTCCGGATCCTCTTTCACACTGTATGTCTGTTTTGCCTGTGAAATTCCTTTGAGCAATGTATTCTGTCTTGTCATGTATGAATCACATTTAGAAAAATCTGGATTCTGTGGACTCAGTAGTTCCTTGATTCTGGCAGGTGATTCCATTTCAGGGCAGTGAGATATTTCGCGGGAAGTGTATTTCTTACGATAACGGATACAGATGGTCATATCATCACCTTCAATCTAACGAACGGTCATCTATCACTGGTTTAAAGACCAGCATGGATCCTGTGCAGGATTTCCTGCTTCATCTCACTGACCATAAGGACTTCCTGAGCGGTAAGTCCAAACTCCGCAAATACATCTTCCTGGATTTTCATTTTCACAAATGCTCTGCAGCAATTCAGGAATGTATCATCCCCGAGAAGATATGAATTAAGAATACGGCGAACAACTTCTTTTGTTTTCAT